TCATCACAAAAACAATATCTACCGTGTTCTTCTTCATCATCAATCCACCCATCCATAAGCCCTTTGCAATTCATGACTAAATACCTTAAAAAGTTATGTAAAAGCTTACTTAATTGCTAACATTTATAATATAATAAATATTATGTGTACATGTTAACATATTCTGTGTACATGTCAACATTTCAAAGGGATTTTTATCATGAGTGAAGAAATAAGATGTATAAGATGTAAAGGACGTAAAAAGCTATACAAGATAAATAGCGTCTATAGCCATATAAACACAGGAGGGGTTCTGGTTAATTGCCCTATGTGTTTAGGCACAGGCCATACAAAATCAACTCAAGAAATAATGGACGAGATAGCCAATAGGAATAAGGACGTAAAAGAAGAAGAAACTGCTATATGCCATGAATGCTTAGGCGAATCCGACGGAAAATATGAAGTTTTAAGTCAAACCATCTCTGAAAAGTTAAAGGAAAAACGAAAGGGTGTAAAGGATGACGACAAACAACCAGAAGTCTGAAAAATCATTAGGTCGTCCATTGGAATATACGAAAGAGAAAGGAGACCTAATATGCGAAAGAGTAGCTACGCATTCCATTGGATTAAAACGTCTTTGTAATAAATATGATGATATGCCGTCCGAATACACCATACAAAGATGGCGTTACCGCATTGAGGATTTTCGAGTGCAGTACGCGCAAGCAAAAATGACTCAAGCCGATTTGCTAGCCGAGGAATGCCTAGATATTGCAGATGACAGCAGCCAAGACATACGAGTGACCGAGGACGGAAAAACGATGATAGATAGTGAATTTGTGGCTCGTTCGAGGCTTAGAGTGGATACCAGGAAATGGTTAGCATCTAAGCTATTACCTAAACAATACGGTGATAAGTCCTTGTTAGAGCAGAAAACCGAAGAAAATGAACTGCTAAAACAAGAACTTATTACGCTTAGAGATAAACTTAATGAACAAAATAGAAAGGATTTTTAAGCAACCGAAAGCTTTTTCCTTTCTTTGTGTTTTCGGTCAAAAATCTCTTCTCGGTCTATTTCTATATTTTCAGGTGCATCAAACCCGAGTTTTACGTTATTACCTTTGACGCTTAAGATGTATACCTTAATACCGCCGGCAGTTGATATGATAACGTTTTCTGATGGCTTTCTGGATAGTACTAACATGTTATAGGCTCTCCTTGTTGGTTAAGTGAACTTGGACAAGCCCTAACTTGTCCTCGCTCAGTGGTTTTGGTATTAAGTCAATCATTCCAGCGTCAATGCAGTTTTGTATTACTTCATCATGCGCCGTTAACGCTACGATAGGAGTTTTTGAATTAACTGAATTTTTGCTGGAAATGATTTTTTTAGCGACTTCGTACCCATTCATGTCAGGTAGGCCTATATCCATTAGGATGAGCTCGTATTTATTATTTTTAGATAATTCCAAAGCTTCTTTTCCTGTTTCGGCCACGTCTACTGAACACCTTACGATGTCATTTTCTTCGAGAATCTTTTTAGAAACTTTAGATACCAACGGGTAGTCTTCCACTAATAGAACCTTATGGGCATTAGCATTGGATGACATTTTTTCTATTTTATGAAATAAAGAAAGCTCAAAAGGAACGGCAATTTTAAAATGGCTTCCTATGCCTACTTCACTTTCTATAGATATTTGACCGCCTATATCACCTAAAAACTCTTTTACGATTGCAAGACCTAATCCTTTTCCTTCATATTTACCGAGATAGGAAGGTTCCAGGCGGTTAAATTTACCGAAAATAAAGTCTTTCTTATTACTTGGGACGCCTATACCGGTATCTGAAACTATAATTTGAGCTATTCCTTTTGAATCACTTTCTTGGAACCAGCTACCTGTAATTTCAACATATCCTGAATCAGTAAATTTAATGGCATTTGATACTAGGTTAAGTAAAATTCGTTGTAATTTTCTGTCATTTCCTACAACGTGTTGACTAAATGGTTTATCAATCTTAACCGAGAAATCCAGACGCTTATTTTTAGCGGTTGGCGTCATAATGACGAAGACTTCTTGTAAGACCTTTTGGATATCAAATTCGTTATTAACATCTGAAATATGCCCGTTTTCTAACTCAACAAATCGCATGATGTCATTTAAGTTAGCAAGCAATAATTCTGAAGATTGTACGATATCGTTAAGACTGTCCCGTTTTACGGGGTCTGTCTCATTGGACAATAAAAGCTGAGAAAGACCTAAAATGCCTGTAAATGGGAAACGAAGGTCATGACGTACATTGTCTAAGAAATTCTTTTTTGACTCATTGGCAATTAATAATGATTCTCTTGAATTGATTAGGTCTATTTCTAATCTTTTCCTGTCTGTGATATCCACGGCGATTATAACCGCTCCCACAATCTTATGGTTTTTCACAAGAGGGCTTTTCATGCTGAGAAAGTGAACTCTTTCGCCATTCTTAGTTAAATGACTCTCTTCGATGAGTAATGATTCGCCTGAATCTAATACTTTTTTAGTATTACTCCATGCCTCTTTGCTTCCAAATTCTTTTAAATGTAATCCGATTACATTGTTAATTGATTCATGATGTTCAAAAAACTTCATGTAACTTTCATTACAACCTATAATGCTACCGGATTCGTTACACCATAAAAAGTTAACTGGAAGCATTGTAAGTAATGAATTTAGTACGAGATGTTCGGTATGAAATTGCAAAGCTTTATCAATACAAATAACGTTGTGTTCTATCATAATTATTCCCTTAATCAGTGTGAGTTAAATTTTAAAGCTTCATGACGACAGTAGTTTCCGAATAACACATAGGCATAAGTCTTTCTGTTGTGAACTTTAAAAGCTCTTGTATGGCTTTTTCTTGGTGAATGACAGGAATTAAATTTAAGGTTTTCTCTATTAACTCAGATACTTTCTTCTCTCGTGAGTTGGCGTAAAGGTTATGTACTGACTCATTTCGTTCAGTAGTTTTTGAAGGATTATTGAATACAGACGAAAAAGACGCCTTATTTTCTTCGGCTACTTGTCTGTCTGAAGGATAATGAACGGTCGTTTTTTGAAGATACGTTGGTGGGAAATCTATACCACACAAAGGAGTCGTTGATTGTATTATTGGCTGAATATTATTTTTAATAGGCTTGTTCTTTGGGTCAAATTGCGTAAAAAATATTTCTCTCATTAAACCGGTGGGAACAAAGTCAGTATTGTTTTTTATACGACGCATTGCCTTACAGCATTGAGTTTTGTATATCTCGTAATTAAATCCTTTGCCTGCGCAAAACTTTTGAAATGCCAATTCTTCAACTAAATACTTCCGTAAAAGCTTGGTTTGCTCCAATGTATCAGAAATCTTGGGATTTTTTAGAGAATCCCTGACCTGTCTTATTCTCGTATCAACATCAACTTTAAATTCTGGTTTTCCTTCATAAAGCTTTTCAATATCTGCAATGGTCTTATCTTTATCAGGCCAATCTAAAAACTCCTTCCACGTTAAAACAGAAAAGTTCTTGGATTTCTTTAAGGATTCTACGGATTCTGCATTGTCGATATGCCATTGGGTGCTTAACTTTTGGCATTCAGTGATAGCTTCTTCTTCCGTAATGCCGTGCTGAATCATCAATCTAAAACGCTGGAGGTTATCAGCTAGGCAAAGGGTCAGATTTGTAACAGTTGATGTATTGATGACATCATTTGCCATTTCAGCAAATTCAGCTTTTGTTTGAGCGGTAGGTGTTTGGTCTTGAATGACGCTGAGAGTCCATAAAACTTTACTATCTTTCTTGAGGTTCTGATTTAACGGCATGTCCTTACTCCATGTTAAGCGTGTATGGAGTTATTTATAGCAGATAGTTAAGGTAACTTTCGGTCATAAAAAAATGAATTTATTTACTTAAAATATAAACAAATGGCTAATTTATGATTTTTGTTTATAAATCCGGTAAACAAATTTGATTTTTTTCTATGATGTTTTTTTATACCTAGAAGTTCATGGTAGAGTGAACGTTTTTTTAATACTTAACAGGGAATAGATAAATGGGAACACCGTTAGAAAATGAAGAAAATAACCCCATAAAAGAAATTCACGACTCCATACTAAGACTTCATCGAAAGATTGACTATATTTTTTCTCGCTTTATTCTCTTTGAGCTTTTTTACAATTTACTTAATAAATCAACTTTAGAAAATAAGGAAAAAAATATGGAAGATAAAAACATTTTTGAAATACCTGCTGGTTATGAAACGCTTGATGACATAAAAGATAAAAACGAATATGAAGACCTGTTTACACACGAGACTTTTACTGGTGTGAAAGACCCAGTTTTTGATATGGAAGGTCGCGTAAGGTCAAAACATGAACCAACCATTAATAAAAGTTTGGTTACTAGAGATAAAAAAGGCGATTTGATAGATATAAAAACCTTAGAATCTACTGACTTAAACAAGATTCAAAATGACTATAAAAGACTTGAAAATAAGTTTGATGCCATGATGAGTAAAATAGATATTTTAACGACTATCGTACTCAAGCAAACTGATGATATAGCCGTCTTAAAAGAAGAAAATAAATCGCTTAGAGAAACTGTTTCTACGCAAACCAAAGAAATAGCAAGATTAAATAATGTAGTTTATTCGCAAAGCAACGAAATTCAGAGATTAAATGGCGTTGTGTCAAACCTAAATAATGTTGTATCAAACCAAAGTCAGGAAATCACTAAACTAAACGGCGTTATATCAAGCCAAGGTCAGGAAATTCAAGGGCAGCGTTATGAAATTCAAAGACTAAATGGTGTTGTCTCGAACCAAGGCCAAGAAATTCAGTCCTTAAATCAAAGAATAGAAAAGTTGGAAATTACAAACTCAAATCTTGTTAAGGAAAATCAGTCTTTAAAAAACGCTCAGGCTCCAGTTTTGCGAATATCAAGCGTGCCAAGCAAAAGACGCAAACGTGAAGAAATATACGAAAGTGATGAGGATAAAAGCATCAATGAGTCTGATTTAGAGAGCGTGCCTTTATCCCCTCGTGACGCAATGGGTAGAAAGTGGAATCCTATAACTGGCATGCGAGATACATTTTCAATTTTTACTCCGCGTAGTGTTTTACTTCAAGAAAAACAAGAAAATTCGTTAAGAAGAGCAGCATTTTCTAACGAACTTCCTAAAATTAAAAGATTGTTAAATGATAATCCAAGTATCGTTAATGGTAGAGGGATGCCGGATTCTCTTTGTTCTCTTGTAAAGTCTTTTTATGACAAAACTCCTTTGATGTTGGCGGCTCAGGAAGGTAATTTTGAATGCGTTAAAACACTGGTAGAAGCAGGTGCGGCGCTAGATTTATTGGATAGAGATAATTTTACTGCTTTAGATTATGCACAACAAAATCAACATAGAGAGGTTTCATCTTTTCTGATGAGACAAAAAGCCCATAATGGTGTTGATATAGTAGAAAAAGAAGACGTAACAGGTAAAATGAAGCTAAATTAACTCAAATGGAAAAGCCAGGGATGGCATCAACACAAATAGACTACGAAAAGGAAGAGCAGGCATCAAAGCTTCGAGGTTCATTGTTGG